AGATTGGAAACGGTGTTAATTGTCAGCTTTGTTCCCCTGGTGTTTCGCAATCCTTTAACATTTAAATCGTCGGCAACCTCTTGCATAGTCTTTCCTTCATCATACATTTCGTATGCCGAAAGAACTAACGGAGCGGTATCATTGTTAACAACAAAGCGCTGATTTACAATGCTATATCCGACAGGAACAGTTCCGCCGTTAAAGCGGCAACTCAATGCATTTTCGGTCTGCCCACGGATAACTTTTTCTGCCAACTCCGCAGAATAATACTCCGCCATACCTTCCAAAACAGACTCAAGGATGATGCCTTCTGCGCCTTGTGAAATAACTTCGGTGGCAGAAAGCACACGGACATTATTTCTTTTTAGAATGCTTTTATAATGTGCGGAATCATAGCGATTGCGGGCAAAGCGATCAAGCTTCCATACAATAACGGTTTCAAACTGCTGCTTTGCACTGTCTTTAATCATCTTTTGAAAATCTGGGCGGTTATCGGTTTTAGCCGACATTGCCCTGTCAATGTATGTGTCGATAATTTGAATACCGTTCTTTTCGGCAAACACCTTGCACTCACGCAACTGACCTTCAATAGACTCTTCACGCTGATTATCACTTGAATACCGTGCATATATCACGCCTGTCATTTTCTCACCGCCTTATTTAACAACCTTATATTTAACTCGCGGACCGTATTTTACAGAGGAAAGAAGTCCAAGCTTTTCAAACTTTAAAACAAAACCTCTTATCGTTGCATAGGCGGCGTTCCCGAAATCTTTTTCGAGCCGTTTTGTTGAAAATTCTCCCGTACCGTAAGCTGACAGCACAAATCTCCAAAGCTTTGTTTCTTTTTCGGTTATTTTTCCTTCTTTAACGGCGTCATCATAAACAGTTAAGGTTTCAACGGCTGCAGAATCCTCATTCATTTTATTGTAAACATTGTTTATAAAGTAAAGAATAAACGGAGTTACATCTATTTTGCCGCTCAGTTTCTTGTTTTCCTCAATCACCGTGTAAGCGTCATAATATGCCTTGCGGCTTTTTTCAATTCTGCTTGAAAACGGAATAAATAGTGCCGACTGATAACCCTTTTGAATTAAAAACCATAAATGAACGAGCCGTGCAATTCTGCCGTTTCCGTCAAAATACGGATGTACAAAGGCAATGTAAAAATGAATGATTGCCGCCTTAATTAGATCGTTAATGTCATCATCATTATTAGCAAATGCGATAAGCGACTTCATAAACTCAGGCACTTTTTGAGCGTCAAGCCCTGAATGTTCAATATGATCGCTGACAACATAAACCGTATCGTGTCTGTAAAACTTGCCCTCTAACAATTTATCGTCATTGGTTAGAAAATCTCCAACAGTCATCATATAAAGCCTATATAAATTGTCCTCGGTTATTTTGTTGGAGGTATCGGCAATAAATTCAAGCCCATGCTTGATGCCTAAGATTCTATCTTCCTGTTCGCCGTCAGGTGCCATGCCTTTTAGAATTTTGCGCACACTGTCACGGCTGAAATCCACGCTTTCAATAGCCGAAGTGGATAGTATTTCCTCCTCGGCGGCTTTGATTCCGTAATGCGTATCCTGCGGTTGTAATAACAGTTTCACCGCATTTTGATTGACGGCGTTAAAGGCTTCTGTAAAAACAATATTGTTACCGTCAAAATCATATAGCGGCAAAAGTTTATAATATAATTCCTCTAATGCTTTAAGAAAGCTGTCAAAATCCCCATTGTATTTATATTTTAGTTTTTTATAATCCGGAAAATGCTTATCTTTTAACATTTCGGTAAAGACTTTAATGTCCATAGCGGCCTCCCGATATAATAAAGTATCAGTTTATATTAGTATAGCGCAAACGCAAAAAAATGTCAAGTATGAAAGCCATTCTAAAAAATCGCTAAAATGTTTTACAATAAATTGCAAGAGGTCGCAACGACCAAATGCAATTTATTTTTTTATTTATTTTGGCTTTTGCCTATGGCGAGGATAGAGCAATGCAGAGGTGCAACTCGAGCGCGTTATAGGATTTTAGCATAAGGGGACAACGAGAGCGGGGAGCTCCCCGCTCCCGTTGAACTCACAAATAAAATAAAGGAGGAGCGCAACAATGAATATCCGCTATATGAGCTACGACCAAAGAAAAGAGCTTGAAACTATGTACGCAGCAAACGCCGAAATTAACGACATAGCCGCTCGCCTGGGCGTAAATCACGTTACCGTATATAGAGAACTAAAGCGCGGCGAAACGGGCGAGCTTGACAAAAACGGGCGTATGGCTTATAGCGCAGAACTCGGGCAAAAAACCTTAAACGAAAATTTCCGCCGCCGAGGAAATCGAAAAGCAACGGCAAATAAATAATAAAACGGAGTGATTTTGTTATGAACAAGGTACGCAGAAAAGAATTGCAGGAACTCTACGACATTATCTCCGAGGCAAAAGACCGCCTCGAGATGTTGCACGACGAGGAGGAGGAATACAAGGACAATATGCCCGAAAACCTCCAAAGCTCGGAACGCTACGAAAGAGCAGAGGCGGCGGTAGACGCTCTCGACTCTGCCGTATCCTCTCTTGAGGAGGCACTCGACTACATAGAGGAGGCGCAAGAATGACAGAGCAAAAAGAGCGCCTCAAGAAACTATATGCCCTCGCCTTGCGCGGCGTTGGCGGCGAAAAAGAGCAAGCCCAGGCTATACTCGATAAATTACTTAAAAAATATGCTATGACGCTTGACGACCTCGACGACGAGGTTATACAAGAGTACGACCTCGAATATCACGGCAAAGAGCAAGACCGTATTTTAATGCAGACCGCATATAAAGTTACGGACGATAAAAACGCGTTTAACCACTTGCAATATAACCATAGCGGCAGAGCTTGCCGTACTCGCCTACGCGTGCGCTGCACCGCTGCTCAAAAGGCAGAGATAGAGTTTTTGTTTAGCTTTTATGTAAGGCTTTGGGAAAAAGAAAAAGAGGCTTTGTTACAAGCGTTTTTTCAAAAGCACCGAATTTTTGGAAATCTCAAAGACGGAGAAAGCGGAGCGGAGCTTTCTCCCGAGGAATTGTTAAAGCTCGAGCTTATGATGAAAGGGCTATCGGACGAACAGCCATTAAAGCAGCTCACGGACGGAGCAGAAAATAATAATAAAACGGAGTGATTTTGTTATGAAACACGAGCGCTACATAATCAACGACGCGGAAATAGCGTTACTTGAGAAATACGAGGGCACATTATCCCAAACAAAAGACCCTCATAGGTACGATACATTCGATAAAAAAACTCTTGCCGCCTTGTGCAGATTGAAAGACCGTAGCAACGATATGTTTTTCAAACGTTATCAAGCCGCTTGTGAAGTTATCGACATAATAGCAGAACAAGTCGGCATAAACCCCGATAATTCGGGCTATTGGCTATATGCTCCCGATTACGACGACTCAAGCCCGATTTTAAGACGTATAGAGGAATGGATTAGCCGAAGCGGCGAAAAGGCACAGTTAAAACGCCGCGTGCAAGAATTAGAACAGGAAAACGCAATTTTGCGAACGCTGATACATAAGTGAGGTGCCTGTATGAACATTAAACCGAATAAACAACCTTGCCCTATTTGCAAAAACCACAAAGGCGGCACGCCGCTTATGATACGGGACGACAACGCAGAAAAACACCCGTACACACATATTTGTAATTGCCCTTATTGCGGACGCTTTCTTGCTGAAAACTACGAAAGCTCCGACGAAATCAAAGAGGAGGTATCACAATGTGCAAACCCGTAAAGTGCCCGCAATGCGGACACGAATTTACACCCGAGAGGGCTATTAAGTCGGGAGCCTGGACTCCCGAGGAGGACGAGCTGTTACTGAACGGCTACCAAAAGGAGCGGAAAACCATTGCCGAGCTCTCGGACGAGCTTAACCGCTCCCAGGACGCAACCCGCAACCGCTTATTTGTCCTCCGCGGCGGAGGCAAGCCTAAAGGCGTTACGGCAAGCGTACAGCTCACGGCAAAAGAATACGACGAAATGAGAGCGGCACGCCAGGAAGTAAAGAGCGCCCGAAAGCTCGTAGAGCAAGCAAAAGACACCGAGCGCGAGCTCGCCGCCTTTTACGCTCTCGGTAAGCAGCTTATTAACGCAAGGCAAAACAAGCGAGTTATCGCCCCGCTGTTTGAGGAGCTCGAGCGACTCGTTAATGCCTACAAGTTTTAGGAGGCAAGCCGTGCAGAAATACAGCCGT